CGGAGAGTCACCAGCGGGATCCGTCCAGAATAGACGGTAAACAGTCAGGGTCTCGGTGGTGATGATTTCCAGCTTCACAAGCTGGCCCACCAAGTTGGGCTTGATGTACTCCGGGACGGAGATCGTCCCAAGGGTTACGGTCTCAGTGTGGTCATCCACCGTCACATCGTTGGACGGGTCGGGGTTAGGACCGTCGGGTCGCAGGGAGAAGACTCCCCCGGTGGGGATGTAGAAGTAGGTCCGGAGTGACCAATTGCTAAGAGCAGAGCGCAGACGTGCGACGAGAGTGCCCCCAGACGCGCCAGAATCGTCCCCTAGCTTCGCGGACTTACTGTTGTCTGCCGAGTGTGTGTCGTCGTAGACAGCGACGCCCTGAACGTCGTCTAGGGCGTTTCCGTGTCGGGCGGAGTTGTTGGTGGTGATGGCCTCGCCAGTGACGCCCGGTGTCCCGTTGAAGTTGTTGGACCACTCGGCCTGCGGCATGAAGGCCTGTTCCACACCTTCCGGCGTTAGGTTGATGTTGTCGATCTCCGCGTAATCTCCACCACCATCACCTGCCTCGCCGGCGTTGCCGTTTGCCTGGATGAACAGTTCCAGAGTCCCGGCCTCGGCGATCAACCATGCCGGCGTGGGAGCTTGTCGCTGTACCTGCCAGGTACCGGGGAGACCAGTTCGGCTCGTGCCCCAGAAGACCGTGCCGGCGTTCTCCCAGATACGCCACCAGCGATGCTCGTCCGGGTCATAGTCGATGGCGACCGAGGCCTCATCGGTGAAGTTGTCGTGGAAGTTCAGGAACTCCATTTTGTTGGAGAGGCCGAACCCCGTCAGTCGATACTGGACGGTGAGGTTGGTGCCGGGCGTATTCGAGTTGATCACGACCGAGATGGCTACATCCGTACCGCCCTCGATGCTCGGTACCTTGTTCACCTCGCACGCCAACTGGGAACCGATCAGGTCCCAAGCCCGGAAGGATGCGGCTCCTGGGTAGGTTGGCTTGGTGGGGATGACGAGGTGACCGCCGACGTTCGAGACACCGTCCGCGTAGTAGGTCCAGACGCTAGAGGTCTCCGCGGTGGAGAAGTCATCGACCAGAGCACCGAAGGAGGGGGGTGTGGGCGGCTCAGGAGGCAGCACCGGGTCCGGCTCGGGGATCGCCTTGGGCGGCATGTGTAGCCGGACGACGGGCTTAATCCGGTCTTTGAGGTAGTCGATGGGGTCCTCAAAGCCCGAGCGGACAGCGAATGAGGCCGTGCGCTTGATGTCCGCTAGCCAGTTCTGCGTGATCTTGGCCGACTTGACGGTGAGGAGGTCCCGCTTGAACTTGTTCTTCTCGTCCAGGAGCTCGTATCGGAACGAGAACTTACGGGAACCGGTGGCTCCCTTAAGGGCCGCCTCAATCTCCTCGGGCGTGTAGCCGTTGGGGTTCCGGAGACTCTTGGGGATGTTGAGGGACTGCAACCGTCACACCTCCTTGATGATGTAGGAGGTGCGGCCGAACTTGAAGCCGACGGTCACACCCCACGACTGGTCCGACTGCTGGTACCCAGACATCGTACCATAACAGGCACGACCTCGGTTGTCCCGCAGGTAGAGAGTGCGGCGCATCTCCGCGAAGGCACGAAGGTCAGCCTCTTCGGTGCGGTGGGTGGGCCCATGAGGAATGTCCACGGTGATGGAGATGTCCTCTTCCTCGTGCTCGCCGAAGTCCGTCACCGGGAAGGTTCGACCCGCGAACTGTTGGGTTACACCCTTGATGTCGAGAGCGGTCGATCGGTTGTCCTTGCCGTAGATGAACTGGCGGATGGTAACCTCAGGGTCGGTCGGGTCATGAAGCCAGACACCCTGAAGCTCAAGCTCTCGGTCCGCTACGGTCTCCGTGGAGTCCGTGAAGTACTCGCCGGCGATTGCCCTTACGCGGTACTCGTACAGGACGCCAGAGGCAGCCGTGAAGTCCTTGAAGGCACCATCCGGAGCCGTCGTCTCCCCCAGCAACTGATAGGGACCATCCGGGTTCGTCGCCGAGTAGACGCGGCGGTGGATCTCGTTTACCGAAGGGTTGGGTCGGTCACCCACGGGCTCCGGGTTGGTGATGTTGAGCTGGATGTAACCACCGTCGTCCGAGACATCGAAAGTTACGATGGGGACTTCCGGGGCGTTGTAGTTGGGCGTGATCAGACGCGTGGCAATGTTCGACTCGACAGCCGCCGCGTCTCGCACGGTGACGGCCACCTGCCACTCGATGTCCGAGAGCATGCCTTCCACAAGGTACTGGGTGGCGACCGAGGAAACCCAGCCTGTGTTCAGGAGTGTGGCACCCGTGTCAGTCCTCGTGACCACGATCCGGTAGGCCTCTTGCGTGGTCCCGGTTACGTCCCACACCACCAGGTAGTTGGCGGTGACGATATCCGGGTCGTTGTCCGTGGCGGGGTCCGTGATGTTCACGATGCCCGAGGCGGACGTGGTGAAGAACCCGTAGTCTGACCACGGAGAAGGCTCGCCGTGGCTGTCCCAGACCATGACTCGCCAACGCCAGTCCTGCTCGTTGTCGATGGTTCCGCCGGGCAGAACATAGCTGGCATCGAGACTTCCCGCCAGGGTGGTGAAGTCGTCCCAGGCGATGGCTACGGGAAGAGTATTAGTCGACCCCGCGGAGACGAGTGAACGGAGACCGATGGATCCCGCGGTGGGAATGCTGGTGTCCGTGACCTCGATTTGCCAAGACGGCTCGGACTGGTCGATAGGCCAGAACTTAGCTCGGAGGGTGTTACCCTGAACCTGGAACCGAATCTTGTATGACTGTCCAGCCGTGTGCGTGTAGGTGGCAGATCCGACTCCCAGGAACGTTTCCGAAGGGGTCCTCTTACGGACGCTCATGGCCGCCACGCCGTCGGTCGAGACCGAGACCCGAGTGAAGTAGAACTGGTCCAACGCTCCGTTGACCCGGGCCATCACAAAGGCATAATGGCTGTCGCCCGTGGGCACTACCGGGAAGGTGACCGTGGTCGTGATGTCAGAGTCCGCGGTCTGCACGTCGGGCAAGGTCGTGTTGTGGTAGACGTTGTTGGCGGTGTGGATGTGTCGTCCCACACCACCCGTGACATCGTAGTCGGTAGCGACCCCGCCGCTGATGGCCCAGTTTCCCCCGGTGACGGCGGCACCCCAGCCGCCTGGTGCCACGTCCACGTCGAACGGGTCGGCTGCCTGGTAACTGTTCCAGACGGTCTCGCCGGTGGTGGCGTTGTCGATCTGCACGAGGGAGAAGCCTTGGGTGTCGCCGACGTTCAGGTCCTTGAAGGTCCACTGGAACGTGCTGTCCTCGTCGGCGTCAAAGTTCGCCTTAGTGAGGATCGTCGGCTGGCTGGGCGCCACGTTGATGGTGTCGGCCACGTAGATCATCGAGTGGACACCGCCGGACGTGCGGTTCGCCACGGACACCAACACCTGTTCACCAACAGTGTGGTGACGGTGCACGCGGATTGCACGGTTCTCGGAACCGGCGACGCCCACGTTGGCACTCACCTGGACCTCGTCCTTGCCGGCCTGTCCCGTGTTCAGGTCGACGTGAGTCCTCATGAGACGGTTCGGGTTCGCCTGGTCGAAGTAGTACACCCAGACTCGGTGATCCAGCGGGTTGTAAACCGCATCCCAGTTGTTTGCCGCGGCGAACGACGCTGGCGAGCCCATCGAGGTGAGACCTTGGGCGTCCAGTCGCACGTCGGACAGGACGGTGAACTGGCTGGACGACTGCTGCCGGTGCTTCACCACGATGCCAAAGTCCGTGGAGGAGCTGGCGTTCACCGTTACGTACTGGGTGTCCGAGATGGGAAGGAGGCGACTCTTAGCGTTGGCGTCCTTGAGGGAGAAGCCAGAGTACTGGTCGTCATACCACCAGGTCTCAGCAAAGCCAGTACCGCTCCAGTGCAGGGTGTACCGGGCGATGGACTGACCGTCGAGGGCGCCGAGAACCTGGTGCCGCGCGGTGCTCATGACGAACCCGCGGTCGGAGCCGACGGTCGATGAGGAGACTTCGAGCAGGGTTCCCGTGTCGTTGGCGAAGTTGTTGAAACCCGAGGTAGACGTGAGGGCTACCAGCTTGTTCTCCGCGTTACCCGACTCGCGGAACAACGGCGCGATGGCTTGCCAACCACCCGTCTGGAGAAGACGGTCACAGTTGATCAGGGCGTAGGCGAGCTGGGTGCCATTGTTCCCGCCGGCACGGTGTCCCACGAGCGCAACGATGGTCCCGGAGGCGCCGCCCTGCGGATGCCAGGTGCAAGCCACATTGTTCACATCAGCATCGTACGTCGGCAGGGAGGCAGTGTGGATCGTGCCAGCCACCCAGGTGTTACCCGACTTGATGAAGGCTCGACAGTTCAGGGAGTTGAACGAGTCGGACTGGTTGATGACGTAGACATTGTCCTTGTCATCCCGGCACATGGAGTACGCCTGGGCGCCTCGTCGCGGAGAGTCCTGGTTCGCTGCCTCGGTCAGCACGGTGATTGTGCCCGAGATCGAACGGTGGTACAGCGTGTTGGTGTCGTCGCCGTTCAGGGGGTTGGCGAAGTCCAGGTACATGTGGCTGCCGTCGGAGAGCTGCACCTGGGCGCCGAGACCTCGACTCAGGCGGGAGTTCTGGAGCTCCCCGACGAGGAGTGTGGGACTGTAGCCGGAAACTCCCCCGTTGTAGTTGCCCGACCGGAAGCCGTTGTACTCCGAGGTGGTGGGGGTGTTTTGGAGTCGGTTCCGAGAGCTATTCAGCATGTAGCGGAGGGTGGCCGAGCTATCGAACGTCTCCACCTCGTTGATGCCGATGCGAAGGGCTAGGTTCGTCCCGGCGTTGTGTACTCCGCTCAGGGTACCGGCGTTGCTGTTGTTGAACAGGCTTTTCAGCCCGTTCGGGTTGCGGAAGTCCCCCGTGTCTACCGCCGCTCCCCAGTCGTACTCCTGGAGTTCCAGGTTGCGGCTTACGTTGGTGCCGAGGGTGTTGGCGGAGTAGAGACGGACATGAGCCGTGGTGGGGTTGGTGATGTCCGTGGCCGTGAAGCCGAACTCTACGAAGGCCTGCCAGATGGTGTAGGCGGAACCCGACCTCTGCTGACCCACGTACAACGTGGTGTCATCGATGGCGGACACCCCATCAGCGGGACCGGCGAGAGCCGTGGCGTACGAGGAGGCACCGGAGAACAGGTAGGCGTCATTAGCGTTGGCGATCGCCGCGGTGGTGGTCATGCCTCCTCGCTCCTTCCCTGGTTGGTAGCGATGAACTCCGCGATGGCCTCTAGTGGGTCTTCGCGGAACCTCTGGATGTTGGTACGACCGTTCGGCCGGTCCTCTGTGAGAACCACGTCACCGACCGGGTCTGATACGAGGGTGGGCGGATTGATGAGCCGCCAGGTGGGTGGGCCCGAGTGAGAACCCCCGATCCACACCTCCACGGAGTCTAGCTCTCCCTCGCCGTTCGCTGGGTTGTGTCGGATCTCCCCGATGGTCACCCCGCCCTGACGAGTCGAGAATGAGGCGGCACCCTCCATGTTCCTGCCGGGGAAGTTCTCCCACCGCTCGGTCACCACTTCGGCTTTGGCTTGCGCCATCGCCTTGAGCGTCTGAGCGGGTGTGGCACTGTCCGGCAGGAGCCGCTGGAACCGCTCCCGGATCTCACTCATAGCCGAGCTCCAAACTGACGGGACGTGACCTTGAGAGCGTCGATCATCTCCACAAGGTCCTGGACGCTCTTGACCTTCGAGGCGTCAAGGGTGATGGCTCCCTCATTGAAGATGTAGGTTGCCCCCTTGCCCGAAGCCACAAGGGCCTTTAGCTGCTCGATTGTAGTCACAACCTCAGCCGTACCCGAAGTGTTGTAAGCCATCATGCCGTCGGGCAGGATACCGCCCATGTCTCGGGAGACCCACGGCGGAGGAGCGAACAGGTCGCGTCGAGCTTGGGTTGACGTGGAGACGTGAGGCGACTCCTTGCGGTCCTGCCAGGCGATGTCCCGAAGGTTCTCTAGGCCGCCGGCTCGTAGGACGTCACGCGCCTCCACAACGCCGCCTCGGGCGAACTTGGGACGACGGATTGAGGACGCGGAGTTCACATAGCCAAACGACTTCTTGACCCGGTTGTTGGACTCGTTACCGCCAACCGTTTCCTTGTTCTTGGGGTCGGTCACGATGTTGATGTGACCCGAGTCTCCGCGGTACAGAGCAAGGTCACCGGGACGCATCGAGCCTCGGCCTACCTTCTGGAGGGACCGGTATGATGCCACGGCGGGAGTGTTGGCGACCGGGGAGAGAGCCTTGTAAGCGTTGGCCTTCTTGAACACCCAGTCCACGAACATGCCGCACCACTCGTCGGTCCACATGCCCGGAGCCTTGGTGTACTTGTTCGGGCGACCCGACACTCCAACCTGGGAGCGAGCAACGGAGACGACCTTGCCGCCATCGCCTCCCTCCAGCTTGCTGCCCTTCGGGCCAAGGAATCCCTTAATCTTGTCCACGATGCTGCTTACCACAAGAGTCGGCAGACCCTTCAGTGGTGTGGAGCCGAACTGAGACTTCATGGCGTTCACGATGGGTGAAGTCACCGCGCCGAGGGCCTTGCCGAATCCCTCCTTAAAGAAGTCCTTGCCCTTGTCGATGAAGTCACCGACGGCTCCGACGATACCACCGAGGAAGAACCCGGGGATCTTTCCACCCTGCTTACCGAGAAGCTGACCGGCTCGTCCCTTCATGCGGTTGGCACGGTGGATGAACTGAGACCCGCCGAGAGCCTGTGTGGCCTCGGGAACCAGCACACCCTCACCGCTTCGCACCATCGCCAGCGTGTTGTCCTTGCTGGAGAAGCCGGGGAGCTTGCCACCCTTCGAGAGGTCGACGGTACCACCGCGCTGGAACTTCAAGGTCTTGAGCTCCGGCAGGTCACCAAGGCCGATCTTCCCCGCGATGGAGTTCCAGAACTTTCGGATTCCCTGGTTGTACACGGAGTTGATGACGAAGTTCACGGGCTTGGCGGCGATGGACTTCAGCTTGTCCCACATCTTACCGATGCCATCCTTCGCCCTACTGAAGGCGGTGATGGCTCGGTCCTTCAAGGAGTTGAACGCGCCGACGACTCGGTCTCGGATGCTGTTAGCCGTGGAGACCACCCGGTCCCTCGCCGAGTTGAACAGACCCACGGTGCGGTCCCGCAGGCTCGTGACGGCACCGACGACTCGGTCACGCAGGGCGGTGAAGCGCTGGACCACCCAGTCCCGCAGGTTGGAGATGAGCTGGCCGGCACGATCGCGGAGTCGGGTGAACCAGGAGATAATGGCATTCACGAGATCCGGCACGAGACTGTTGCCGACCAGCCAGTTCCAGATCTTGAGGAACACGGCCTTGATGCCGTTCCACATGTTGGTGAAGATGCCCGAGATGATCTGCCAGGCACCCTTGAGGACGGCGATGATGGCGTTCCAGGTACCACCAAAGATGTTCTTGATACCGTTCCAAGCGGTCTGCCAGTCCAGCGTGATGATACCCACCACTAGCTGGATGATGCCCTTGATTACCTGCAAGGCACCAGAGATCACGCCCGAGATGGCGGTCCAGATTCCCTTGATGGTCTCCCAGATGTTGCCCATGGCCAGACCGATGATGGACCCGATGGTCTGAAACAGGAAGGTGAGGGTGGGAACAATCCATCCCTTGTGGGTTTCCCAGACAGCCGTGATGCCGTCGACGGCAGCCTGGATGATCCCCCATAGCTCAGTGAACCTCTCCCCGATAACCGTGGTGACGCTCTGCCAGATACCCGACAGGCCCTCACCCTTGCCGGCAAGGTCGTCCATGAAACCCGTGATGCGCTCGATGATCGGCTGGAGGAAGCCGACCAACATGCCCCATCCCTCCTGGATCATGGGCCACAAGGTTCCCTGCCAGAAGTCCAGAAGGATCTGACCCTTCTCCTGGAGAGATTCCCAACCCTCGAGGAGTGAGGGCCATACTTCGGTCTTGAAGAACTGGGCCGCATTGCCGGCGGCTTCCTTGACCTTTTCCCACACCCCTAGCACGATGTCTCGGAACGTCTCGGAGTTCTGCCAGAGGTACTTGAGGCCGAGCGTCACGCCCGCGATGGCTCCGATGACGGCGAGCACAGGCCAGGACACGAGGGAGAAGGCGAACCCGATTCCCGCGATGATTGCACCAGCACCCGCTAGACCGCCGAACACGAGACCGAGGAGCTTGAGATTCTCCACGACCGGCTTAACGATCTGTGGATTCTCCTTCATCCAGTCGGAGAACTTGTTGATCACCGGCATGACATGGTCATTGATCATGTCCACTAGACCCTGCTGCATGGTCCGCTTGAGTCGCTCCAGTCGAGAGGTGAGACTGGAGTGGAGCATGTCGCCGGCCTTCTTGGCAGCTCCACCGATCTCGCCGAGACCCTCTGCGGCCTTGCTCGGGTCAAGGGCGAAAATCGCATCACCCATGTCCTCAGCCTTGGTCCCGAACAGTTCGATGGCAGCCGCATTGCGCTTGGCGGGGTCCTCGATACCGCGGAGCTTATCCAGCACCGTGTCGAATGCCTTTGCCGCGGTGGGTCCACCAGCGGCGAACTTCTTGACCATGTCGTCGGCGTCGAGGCCCAGTGTCTTGAACCCGCCCTTAACTCGGTCGGCTCCTGCCACCGCCTCGATGGAGAATTCCTTGATGGTATCGGCTACCACGTCGGCGTCTCGTGCACCGGCTTGGAGTCCCTGAGTGATCAGGCCCATGGCCTGTTCTCCAGTCAGACCCATGTTCCTGAACTGGGTGGAGTACTCAGAGAAGGTGTCGAGGAGGTCCTGGGCCTCGTTAGCTCCCGTCTGGGCGCCGCGAGTCAAGATGTCGAACGCTTCCTCCGCGTTCTTGGCGAGGCCGGTCTTCATCATCTTGGCCACGGCTCGTGTGGTGGGACCCACCTCCTCACCGAGGATCTCCGCCACGTTCATGGAGCCCTTGGCGACCTTCTTGAGGTCCTCGTCACCCGAGATGCCCAGAGCCTTCATATTCTGCTTGACGCCGCGGAGAGCTTCGGTCACGTCATCGAAGCCCTCACCGTAGCCGTCGGCGTACAGTG